TGTTTAGATCAAGAGTAAGGGCATCAACCCGTAGAGTGGTCTCTGCCCGTGTCGCAGTATAAGCCTGGGCTATATCTAAAGCCTGTGCGTCTGTCTGGACTAGCAAGTCTGTGGCTGTGTAAGAGTGTGGGAAATATTTAATCTGGCTGGCCGTGTTGTTGGCTACCTGAGCTGTGCCGCCTGCACGAGTAATAGAAGTCTGGTTAATAATCAGCTTGTCATCTAGGGCAGTAACTATGTTGCGGTAGGAAATACCTGTGCCGTCATTACTAAAGAATGTTGGGTTAACGCCAGACTTGCTTTGAATGGTAGCCCGGCTTAGGAACTCAGCGTTGCCAGATGGCAGGATATAGAACGCGCCTTGCTCTGAGAATTCCATATTCTTGATGGCTTGCAGTGAAGTGCGAGAAGTGCCAGGGTCAGCCTGAACGGTGGTTGAGCCTGCCTGAATGTTACGCATAGATGCAGGAAAGCCGATTGTGTCTAGGATGTCTGTAATGCGTGAGCCTGTGGTCTCGCCAGCGGTTGCGCCTGTAACGGTGGTTATGTTGGACATATTAAACAAACGGAAAGCATCGGCTAGTTCAATATCTACGTAGCCTATGTTCTGCTCTTTATCCCATGTGTAGTTATAGGTAATTGTGTAGCCTGAGAATAGGAACTCACCATCAGCTGAGATACGCACCTTGCGTAGCGGCACTAACTTGCCAAAGTAAGGCGAGGTTGGGTTTGTAGGGTTCCAATCGCCATTCTGATCTAATACCCTAATAGTGGCTGTGCCAGCCTGAAATTCCTCTTGGAGCAGGTTATAGCCACGTCTGATGCTTACTCTGTTTACCTGGTTAGAAATGTCTATTGTGTCGGCTGCTTGGTCTGCCAGCGTGTTAAACCCTAATATGCCTTCGCCAATAATAAACGGATAGCCAAATACCGCACCGGAACTAAAGTCGAAGGTAACAACTAGGGTTGGTGTTGCCATTAGAAGCCAGTCCCACCCTTAAAACTCTGGATGGTTGAGTAGTTATTGCTGTTGCCATTGGCTGAGTTATTGACTGAAGCCACGCCTATGCCATATTGCGCAGCTGTTGGGTCAATCGAAATAGTAATGTTTTGATATGAGTTTGCAGTTCCTGGGCCTCTAGAGAACGCATCACGGTAACCGCCTATGCCATCAAGCATGGCAAATTCAGGGTTGGCTGCATCTGCTAGGGCAGCAGCATAATCTTGGGCTAATAGTTGCTCAGGGCTAACCACGCTTGGAGTGCCTAAGGTTGCTAGGCCGCTGCGAAGTTGTTGTAAGGCTCGCATTGCTTCCATGGCCGACTTAGCGTAATTACCAAACGGATCAACACTTGCAGCCATCATTGCAGCTAGTTGAACTGATAGGAGTTCTTGGGATAACTTAGCAGCAGCATCAGAATTGCCTAGAAGAATCTCACGTTGGAGTCTTAGGCGTAGGCTTTCCTCTTCGGTTATCTTGCCTTGTAGCGCAGCTGTGTTTTGAATCAAATCCATGTTCATTACGGCTGAAGCTTTGTCAAGCACGGCTTTTGCCTTTTGTAAGGCTGTTTGTTCTTTTAGTAATTTAGTCTGTTTAAGTGTTAAAGCTGCTCGTTCTTTTTCACGTTTAGCAGCTGCGGCATCTGCCTTCTGACGTTCTTTTACAAGTTTCATAAAAGCAGGGCTTAAACCTGGATTGATTGCTGACATTGGATCATAAGGTGTATTAGGTTGCGCACCTAAGAAATCTTTGCTAGTTAATTTGTCTGTTTGTGGGGCTAGATTTTTAATCTTGCCTAAGAAACCAATCATTGTTCCAAGTCCAGCAATAATATCTGCTACAACTTGCCCCATCTTTTCGATGTTAGTTGTGGCCTTATCAATATCGCCACCGCCAAACGCTGAAGTAATAGCGTCAGTTAAACCCTTACCGATGATTTCTTTGGCATTGCCTGAAGCAATAGCAAGTGCATCCATTTTGCCAGCATAAGTATCAGCTGCTAAAGCCGCTTGACCTGTAAAAGTTTGATTTAACTTATCTTGAATCTGTTGGAATGACATGGTGGCAAGTTCAGCATTAGTCAAGCCTAAGTTATATTTCTTCAATCCTTTAAGGTTGCCAACATATGCCTGTGATAAATCGGACACAGCTGTGCCTAAATCAACACCTGCGCCTGCTGCCGCGTTTAATGCAGTTCGCATGATCTCTTGAGATTTTGTAACTGACTGAGTTACCTGAATTAGTTTTGCGAAGGCTGGCCTTAAAAGGTCATCGGCTACTGCGTAAGTCTTTTCAAGTCCAGCAATAAAGTTAGAAACGTTAGTTGCTTCATAGGCTAAGCCTAAGTTGCTAACAGTCTGGGTTAATTGTCTGGCAGCCTTATCATCTTCAACAAATGCTTTTAATGATTGCTGGCCAAAACGGAAAGCCTTTTGCGCACCAACTAAACCAACATAAGCAGAGGCTAATTGTTTTACGCCTCTTCCTAAACCTAAAACATCTTTATTGGCTTTACCAAATGCGGCTCTACCTTTGTATTCGGCACCAATGCCAATCATTAAGTCTGTTGTTGCCATTACTTACCTACTCTCGCTCTAAACTTATTTGCTGCGCTTTCAATGGCTTTTATTACCGCTGTGTTCGCTTTGGCACCATCCTCAGCCCATGCACGATAAATTAAGCGGCCTTTCATGTAACGGCCACGTCTACCCGAACCTTCTCGGATGTTGCCCTGTGTCATAGGACTAGCGTTCTCTAACGCTCTAATGAACTGAGAACCGGCTCTTGGGTTATTTGAGTGGCTAAAGTTTTTATTAGTTCTAGGTGTTCCTTTAGGTGCTTTCTGCATACCAGCTGGGTTTTTACGCCCTGCGGTTTCAAATATAGCACCAGAAGCAGTCTTGTTAGCAATAGAAGCTGCGTAGGAAAAGCCACGTCTGTTTGGCTTAGATGGTGTGGTCTTATAGCCAATACCTCTACGCATAAGAGTTGCGTTGTAGATAGGCCACTTTCCGGTCTTACTATCACCGCGCCAGTGCGATGGCGTAAAGTCTGAAGGAATATAACCGCGTGCTTTTTTAACTATAGGTTTTAAAAACCCAGCCACTTCATTCTGTAATTCTTTGGCTAGATCAGGTTCAAACCTGCGTAGTGCAGTGCGAAGTTGGCTAGCGCCTTTTAGCTGCGTTGCCATCCTTCATCTCCTTTGCCCTGTCTTTCATAGCCATTAAATACGTTTTAAACATTCGCACATCCATATCTATAAAGGATTGTGCAGGAATTCCCGTCTCTAGGCTCATTCGTGCAATGAGGTAGTGAAGGGAATCCCTAGTTAGTCCAAAGGGTCATCATCAAGAACTTCCACACGCACAAGAGTTTCCAAGAACTCTGCGCCGAAAGGCTTAACGGTTTCTCCCGATCTGCGGATACATTCCCAGGCTAACCAATATACGTCAGTCTGTTTCTCATCCTCACGGAAGGCTTTGTGTAAGCCTTTCTTTGCATATACTTCAAAAGCGAACTCAATCGCTGGTGTGATTGTGTGAGTGGTATCGCTACCATCCACCCTTACTATTCTTAACTTTGCCATTTTAGCCCTTTTCTTTTAGTTGTTTAGAATGTGCCTGTAGTTGCTAGAGCGGTTGTGCTGTTGCAAGTAAAGGTAATGTCGAATGTTGCTTCATCAGCGACTGCTCCGTTGATGTCTGGAATGTTATCAACAAGAATTGTGCCTGTGTAGAGTTTGTTTGTTGCTGATACTGATGCAACCTTATCCTGAATTGCTGAGAAGGCTACGGTTGTGCCGTATGCAGCTTGTAGAGTCGCTAGAACTGAGCCTGCTGCTGTGTCATTCAAGAATGATACTGTGATGGTGTCAGCTGAAAGTCCGGTAACGAACTTGTGGGCTGTGTCTCCCATTGCAGTAACTTCTAGTTGGTCTGCTTGGCGGTTTAATGTAAAGGCTGTAACGTGATCTGATAGATCAACTGTTGCAATTTTTAACCCGACCTTATTATTCAAGAATATCGCCATGATTTATTCCTCGTCTTTCTTGGCTGTTGCCTTAGGGGTGGATTCAATTTGACCAATCTTTTTCAGAAAAGCCAAATCTTCAGGTGTTAGATTAGTCATTTTTACGCCCAACTCGTGAGTATGCTCAAACGGATTTCCGTTGTGAGTAGGTCTCCAGCTGTTGTATCAACTGATACCCCAGACACAGAGCCAATGTTATAGTTTAGCGAAGATGCCGCTAGTTTAGTAAACACGTCAACAATAAAATCTTCCATGCTTGCAAGCGAACCCTGGTTGTCAAGTAATGGCAAGTAAAGTTTTAAACGAAAGTTAGCCAGTGGTGCAATAGTTATATGTTGGTTATTGCTTGGCACAATATAAGGATCATCAGGTTCTACAACTACGCTATTGGCCAACGGTGAGGCAGGTGGAAAGGAAAATACCTGCCATACCGTTGGATTGGATAAAGCCGTTGCTATGGTAGTGCGGAGAGTTGTGACGGCAACTGTCATCCGACTAGTCCATTCGGGTTCATCCAATTCGCAATCAAACCACGAACTCTAGCAAGTAGTGTGTTGCCCATACGGTAAGGTGAAGGTGTAAAGCCATCTGGTGATACGCCACCAGCATTTGAAAGTTGTCTTGATTGCCAGATGTCAACAGCAATTAAAAGTGATGCTTCTCTGATTTCTGGGATTGTTGCAAAATCTACGTTAGTGCCAGCCGCTACTGTAGCGAATGGTTGAATTGGGTTCTTAACCTGGTTTGCGCCTGTGGCTGCATAAGTTATGGAATAGTTATAAGCTGTTAAAGAATAATTTTGATAGTTAAGGGCAGATACCTGCACTGCGCCGTTGATCTCAGTAATTGTCTTTGTGCCGTTGAATGGAGAACCGGCATTAGTGATAGTTACGCTTTGGCCAACATACATGCCATGAGGTTGTTGAAAGTAAAGTGTTGCAAAATTATCTGTAAGGCTTCTAGCAGCCGCGTAATAGTTGTTAAACCATAAATGGCTCTTAATGATGTTCTCAGCAGCTTGGCAGACTTCTTCAACAACTGCATTGTCATAGAGAGACCCTATGCCTAGAACTGTGCGCAGTTCGGCTTGGGTAACAAATGTTGCTGCCATGATTTCCTCTCTAATGAAAATTGTAGGGGCTAAGGGCTACAAAGCCCCTACAACACT